TGAAGTAATCCAAGTGCTTTAGTTCGTTGCATTTCTAATACTGGACTTTTCCAAATAGTAACCCTACAATGATAAATAAAACCTTGATCTGTAAATGATTTAATTAAATCACCACTAAAGTCACGCAAACCTATAACTCCATCTTTTCCTTTTTGTAAAGAAACATCCATACAATGAACTGCAATTAATCTACCTGGTTTTAATGTTCTGTAAAGCTCAGGAGTTAAAAATTTAAAATGATTAAAAAATTGATGATAATCTTTTGAGTTACCCATATCTCTAATGTCATCTGAATACGTATACAATTCAGCAAAAGGAGGGGAAAATATACTAAAACCAAAATGGTTGTCTGGTAATTTTTGTAATTGGTCTACACAATCATTATTGTATAATTCGTAATTTGGTGTTTTAATTTCCATAATATTTACTTGTTTTTATTATTAAAATGAATATTCTTTTAGTTTTAATTGCATTTCTGCAAACTGTTCTTGTTTTCTGTTTATTGAGTTTATTACATTTGCCATTGTATCTGTTGATAATAAATGTATTTGTACTTCTTCTTTTTGTCCGAATCTGTATGACCTTCTAATAGCTTGATATGTTCCCTCAAAACTAAAGTCTAATGAAGGGAATACTTGAATATGGCAATGTTGATAATTTAAACCGTATTGAGCTATTTTAGGTTTAGTAACTAATACTCTAAAATCACCTTTTGCAAATCCTAATAAAAGTTTTTTCTTTTGATCGTCTTTCATTGATCCAGTTACTTCTTTTGCACCTACTATATTTTTAGCTAAAAAAGTACTTTCTTCATTGTGTTTCACCCATACTATTAATGGCTCATTTGTTTTATTTGCTATTTCTAATGTTCTATTCATTCTTAAATCAAAAGTACGTCTTAACTCCTGGTTATGATTTGTACTACTAACTGTAAGCTCATTAAATAACATACCATTATCTAGTTTAGCACTTGATAGTTTTTCTTCTAATAAGTTTAATTTAGGCAATATAAATCCTTTTTGAGGAAATCCAATGTCAGCAGGATTAGTTACGCAAATACTCCAACTTCCTACCCATTCCCAGAATATATCTTCAGCGTGTCCTTTTATCCTCCATTTTTGAACGGTCTGCATATCGTTTATAAAATACATAGATAACATATTTTTAAACTTCATTTGTCCTAAAAACTCGCTATGGTTTCCGAGTTCCATTGTATCGTTTGGGGAAGGAGTAGCCGTAAAACAGTATCTATATTCAGTATCTTGAAAAGCGTCTATTAACTCTTTTTTTGTTTTACCTTGAAAGTTTTTTAATATACTACTTTCATCTAAACAAATACAACCGTAATCATCAGGATTAAGATTTTTTAATTGTTGGTAGTTTATTATTTGCACATCGCTATCACTACCAGCATAATGTATATCAATACCAAACTTAACACCCTCCTCAATGGTTTGATCTACTACTGCTAAAGGTGCAAGTATTAAAGATGGTTTATTAGTTTTTAGTTGGCATTGGTGAGCTATTTCTAATTGCATAATAGTTTTACCTAATCCACAATCAGCAAATACAGCATACCTACCTTTTTTTAATGCTTTTTTTACGATATGTTTTTGAAAGTCGAATAAATTTTCATTTAGATTATCCACTTCAAAACCAATATCAAAAGGCTTTTTAGTTTTCGTTAATAAAAAATCGTTGTAATTCATAATATAGTTATTTTATTTTTCAAATGTAATTATAATTAATTTAACTACCTAATTTATTTTATACTTTTTTAACATTATTTTTAAATCTGCACGTCTTAATTTCTTTTTATTTCCGTTTGTTCTGTTTATAATAGTGTCGATTGCGTTGTATATCTTATCATCTACTCCGCTTTTAGTTCCTGTTACTTCGTATGTGTTTCTTGCTATTACAAACGTTCTACTATTGAGGCTTAAATCATCGTTTATTATTCCCATAATTAAAAAGGAATTTCATCTGTATCAACTTCAAAAGCTACTTTAGGATCACCATAAGGCAATCTAACCTCTTTTGTATCGTACTGCTCAGGTTCTTCCGTTCCGTTTCTATGCCTATCTATTTTTGTGAATGGTGTAACTCCATTAAATAAATATCTATTCATTCTAATATCAAAATCAACATTATCAATGTCTTGGGGTCTACCTACTAATTTTTGCTTTTTAATCTTTTGACTAGCAAATACAACCTCTGGGTCTTTAAAATCTAAAGCTCTATTAGGTCGCCAAATAGTTAATACATTGTCTGCTTTTGCAGCAAAAGTACCTCCACCCCTTATATTATTAAGATAGGGTTTATAATATCTTCCACCATCAGCTTCATTTGCTCTGGCTGTATTTTGGTGAGCTACTAAATTAACGCTAATATCATTTTCAACTGCAAACCGTTTTAATGTAGCCATAAATCTACTAATGTATAAATCCTCTCTTTCTCCTGGTTTTATTTTATGTTCAATAGTATTATATGGATCAATTATTAAAGTTCTAATACCTTTTTTTCTTATTAGGTATTTTGTACGCTCAAAAATACTATCTAATTTAAAATCTTTTTCTGGATAAATAGCAAAAAAGTTTTTATCAACAAAATCCAAACCATCATTATATTCATTTTCACTCATATAATTATTCTCGTAATATGGATCACAAGACTTTCCTATAAGCATTTCTATAAAATCATCAAACAAATCATCTAATGGAAAATTCTCAGGACTAAAAATAGCAACCTTTGCGTCATCCCAATAAGCACGAATAACACATAATTGATTTAAAAATAAACTTTTACCCTCTTGTTCATAACCTGTCCAAACGTTAACATCTCCACCCCTCCAAGTCCAAGCCTTATCAACATCAGAAATATAAGTTGTAGTACCTCTTTTTTTACCATTTTTATAACTATGTAACATTGAAGCTCTAACATCGCTAACTTCAAAAACCCCCTCAATTTTAACGTCTTTAGCCTTATGTATAGTTTTTGCTAGTTCTTCTTTTCCATATTTAATAAGATAATCGTTTGCATCTTTGCAATCCTTAAAATCTACTATCTTACATTTTTCAGCACCTAAACGTCTTATTAACTCCTTTTGTCCTTTTATACCTGCTGCATCATTATCAACAGCTAAATAAATAACTTCTTTACTTTCAAAATAATTATAATAGTTATCTAAATAATCTAAGTTAATAGTATCACCTTTTAAATTGAAACCATTTGGAACTGATACACAATTAACATAACCAGCAGAAACAAATGATAATACATCAAATTCACCCTCAACAATTATACATTCTTTTGATGTTGCAATGTTATCTAAATTATAAAATATCTTTTCAGCACCTTTAAATAGTTTGAAGTTTTTACGTGCATCTCTATATTTTACATTAACTATTTCACTTTCTAAATAATAATCAAAACAAATGCAATTTTCTTCTTTTTTTGTTTGTGGCATCCATTCTTTAGATTCTCTAATTTTTAACGTATTTAAAGCACTCTTTTCTATCTTCCTTACATTACATATGTAATTTACAAAATTATTGCTTAAATCTAATTTAGCAATGCTTATTTTAGGTTTTACATATGATTTTACTTCTTGCTTTTTCTTATACGTGTGTAATTGTATAGTTTCTCCACAATGATTACATTGTCCTAGTCCTGTATCCCAAAAAACAGACATACATTTATCAGTTTTCTTTTTACGATGTTCTGAACATTTAGGGCAAGTATGATTCTTTGATTTACTTGGTAAACCATAAACATTATATTGTTCTATTTCAAATCCGTTTATCTCCATTATACTTGATTTGTTTTACCTATTCTTTTTTCTCTGAATTGTGATAGGTTTTGTTTGTTGAGCCAATGTATAAAATGACTTTTAAATTTCTTTAAATCACTTTTTTCTTCTGCCATTGAAATTAAATGATTTTCAAATGTAGTTAAAAATAATTTAATAACGTCTATTTTTATTTTATTTTGCATAGCTGTAACTTCTAGCCATTGATTATCATTTGAACAATTTAAAATAAAACTTTTATTATTAATATTAGTTTCTTTAATTTCATCTTTTATTATCTTATATTCTCTTATGCCTTTCGTTTGGCTTTCGTTTGGCTTTGCGCTGGGTTTTATTTGGGTTTTATTTAGGTTTTTAGGTCTACCACCTTTCGCACCGTTAGCTTTATTTTTACTACTAGTTTCTACTACTTTTTCTTTTTGCATATCAAGAAACTTAATTTTAATAAAGTCATCTTTTAAATCAATAACACCCTCTTCTATTAGTTCTTCTAATTCTGTTAGATGGTTTAATCTTCTTAAAACTTGATCTTTTGTTAATTGGCAGTTTCTTTGCCAATAGTATGAGCAAATATTTATAAATAAACCCTGAGCAGCTAACGAACAAAAACTAATATCTTTTGTTAAATATTCTGCTGGTTCAAATTGAAAATAAGGAAGTTCTTTTGCCATAATTATGAATTATGTTTTATTGAATATCTATTTCTGATATTATCTATTTCGCTTTTCTTTTTAGCTTGCACGTGTAATAACGCACCTATAAAGCTATGTAGCTGTTCTGGTGTTAAATAATGATACAATGAAACATTACCATCAATTATGGATATGCAAGTGTTTTTACCGCTAGTTTCATCAATTACTAGTTCAGTGTCTAATTCAGTGTTTAAAATTGAATGTGTCATAAATTATATAAATTAAATTAATAAAGCCCTATAAATCCATAGTGTCCGACGACTATTTCATTATAAGGCTTATTGATATTTTTTTAAGTTACTTGAGTCGGACGTAACTAAGTCGCAATATACAAAAAAATATGATAGGTTTTACAAAAACTATTTATTATTTACAATTATTTCTAATTCGTTTAGATATGTGTCTAAAATAAATGTAACATAACCAAGATTTAAGCCAAGAGATTTAGATATTACACTCGTTTGATTGTTGTGTGATGTCGTAAATAGTTCTATAACATCATTGTAGTCTTGACCTTTAATCGTATAACGTGATTGATCTGTTGATTTTACCATTATCTTATCCTTTCAATAACTCCGTTAAATTCTTTCTTGTATAACCTTCCAAATCTTCTAACTGCATCTTTTAAATTGTCGGCTTGTAACTTGATGTTAATATGCCAACCTTCAAAGATGAATCTATATTCTTCTTTTTTCATATCTCTTTAATTTGTTTATTTAATTCCTCGAGTAGCTCCTCTTTTTCAAATTTAAACCACTTTTTAACGCTGTGAGCCTTATCAGATAATTCATCTATAAAGTCACTCCCTTTATATTCTTCAAGCCAATATGTAAAGGCTATTGAATTACCGTGTGCTGAAAATTTACTGCTCATTGTATGATGACCAACACATAAACAAATACCATTGTTAACATCCCATCTAGTAGCTGCATTTTTACGGCTAAAAATATGATGACTGTTTAATGTTGGTTTGTGCTTACATCCTTGAATTTCGCACTTCATCCCAGCCCGAAGTTTAACTAATTTACTCCAGGCTTTATCCAATTTTCCATCAACTCCTTTTTTCTGTTTCATTAGAAAGGAAGGTCATCAGGTTCGTTATCATTTACTTTTGTTGTAGTTGCAAAGTTAGTATCTGGCATTTCAGATGATTCTGCTTTCTCAATTCGCCAAGATTGTAAACTTGTAAAGTATTTACCTTTCCATTCATTGCAACCTACGTTAAAAGTCACGTTTACATTATCACCTACCTTTTGATACTTGGTTAAATTTTCAACTTTTTCTTCTCCAAAAACATCAAAACAATATAAGTTATTATACTCATCTTCTGTTTTAACAATGTAAGATTGCTTTTTCCAATCCTTACCAGCTTTAGAAGTTCCACTTTCAACGTCTAAAAACTTTTCAATTTTACCTGTAATTTTTAATTCTGCCATAATTTATTTATTTAATTGATTGTATTTCTCTTTTAATGTACTCTAACGCTTTTTCAAGGTCTTTTAATTCATTATCTTTTTTTCCTGATCTACAAATATACTTTACAATATTTCCTTTGTTAAAATTGAGATTATAAGATTTGCAAATATCTATAACATCAAAGGTTTTAGTTTGATAATAATCAGGAATATTATTTGCTACTGTTTCTATTTCGTTTTGTTTATTCATTTTATTTAAACTTTTAGGTGGGTATGGTATTTTATGACCATAAAAATTAGGTATCATTATTGTTCTTTTTTAATATAACTAATATTACTTCTTAAAGCATCTACAACCCTATAAGCTGCGTTCATAACTCTGCGTAACATATAAAGTTCTGGAACTTGTTCATTGGCTAATATCAACGCTTTAGATACAGCACCTTTTTCATTGTGCATTATAGAATTATGTTGCTCCTGGTATTCACTTCTGTATTTTTCTAAATAGAATAACTCACAAGTTAAACGTCTTAATAAATCGCTTAATTCAGAACCGCTATTAATAGTCAGGTTATTGTATTTGTCAACTATTTGAGTTACTCTATTTAGATGTCCTATCATTAGTTATGTTTGTTAATGTAATCGTTTTTAATCTTCTTTAGCTTCTTTAATTCGCTTTCTATTTTTCTAAAAGCTGGATCATTATTATACAACTCATTTGTGTCTGGCAATATAATGAATTTTTTAATAGGTGTATATTTTAAAATCCATAATTCAAAAGATCGACATTCGTCTAAATTCTCTAATTCTAATGTTAAATTTACTGTTCTCATTTTAATAGTTTTTTAAGTTCTTCTTCTTGCTCTGGTCTTATTTTAAACTCAATAAGGTATTTATTAATATATTTTTTGTTTTCTGGTTTTCTTAAATTTCCCATTTGTTCGTCTGAAATCCATTCAGTAGGTACTTTTACAGGTGTATTAATTTCATTTGAATGAGTCGTATCTGTATCATCTATTTTACCAACAGGAGTACAGAATGAATATAATAAAGCGTTTTTCATTGCGTATGTTGTAGCTTTTCCTGCTCCTTTATCTTGTGAATCTATACCGTGACCATAACCAGCTAACTCAATACTTTCTCCGCTATCGTGCAAAAGTAAGTATTTAGTTTTAACTTTTGTAAATACGCTTTGTTTTTGGTTTCCATATTTTGGATCAGTCCATCTATCTATTTGCGTTTCTTCTTCTATTCCTGTTTGCAACATACACAATCCATTATCAGATAACGCTTTGTTAAACATCTCTTTTACGTCTTGGTCTTTAGTACCGTCATAAGCTGATTTAGTACCTTTACCTACTCTGCTATTCTTTTCCATTCCTTTAACTTCTTTCATTACAGAAATGATTGCTTTTGCTATTAGTTTCATAATTATTACTTTACTTCAATTAAAATTATTCCGTTTTTTTGCTTTGTCTGAGTGCAAATTAACCCAGTGTTTAATGTTTTTGTAATTGCTTTCATATTAATAGTTTATATGTTTTAGTAATTCTGTATCTGTAAGGTGATCTGTTCCAACCGTTCCATTTTCACAAACAACTTCTAAATCTGAAATGTTAAAAGTATCTGTTTCATATTCATCATAAGCACTCCAGAGAGCTTCTTCTTCAAATTCAATAGTAATGTACAGGTTTTTAGTTTCAATTGTTTTAGTGAGCTTTGCGTATGTTCTATTACAATCTTCTAATTGATGCTCAAAATCACATCCATCTATTTCTAAATCAGATAGAGCATTTAATAATTCACTTTTGTAATTTTTTGTTAAGGTTTCCATAATAATAGTTATTTAATTTAAGCAAATGTAATTATAATATTTGGATAAAAAAAATTATTCGTTATCAATTACAAATTTAACATTAAATAATATTATAATAGTTCTATGCTTTTTCACACCGTTGTAACTCATACCGTATTTTTTAGCGTAGTCTGGAATAGTTAACAAATTTAGATACTCACCGCATAGTTCAATTTGTTGTACTAAGCCATTATTTGTTAACTCGCCTTGTTCGTATTTTTTAGCGGTGAAATCTCGTAACTTCTCAGCGTTTATAGTGGTTTTCATAGTGGTTCAATTTAGTGAATGAATGATAATAGTAGTTGGCAGTAATAAACCCTACCTCAACTTAGAGTCTTATCCTCGGTACTTTGGTCCAAGTCTAAACTTTTATCAATATTTATTAGGTCCTGTTCATACGCAGGGTCATACCAAACACATTCTTCATAATCTATAAGTTGTTCTTGTGTTTCTGGTTTACTGCTGCCAACTCCAAATAAAATTACTAAAGCATTTTTCAACTCTGTTATTTCATTATTCATATCATTTTTAATTAAAACGTTATTTTCTACTTTTAAAAGTATTTCTATACGCTCTATTTCTTTTTTTAAAACTTCTTTTACTAATTCCATAATACTTTTATTTTTAATCTTTAATAATCTTATTCGTGTTAGTTAGCAGTAATTTAAGGCTGTCTTTAATGCTCTTATTTCTGTATTTGTGGCAGTTAGGTAATATTGTAAATGTCCAATCTCACCATCAATGGTTAGCCAGTTTTTTTTAAACTCTACCTTCTCTTTTTCTAATCTCTCAATATCTTTTTCTATTTTTTCCTTAAACGTTCTGCTAACTCCAAATAAAATTAAATTTTCTACGTTTTCGTAAGCTATTAATTTACCAAGTTCAATACCAGATAAATGACCTTCTTTTTCTTCTAGTTTTTTAAGCCTTATTAATTCTTTTTTAAATTGGTTTTCTGTATATTCCATCGTTATCTATTTTTGTATTTATAAAATTATAATCTTATTCGTGTTAGTTGTAACAAATACATTTTTGATATATGTTGTATTCTTTTTTCATTCGCAAAATGTACTTGCAACAACTATGTATAAAATTAATGCCAAAATTCGTGCATACTTTTTACTAATCGTTTTCTTTTTAATTCCTCATAGGTCCAGTTAATTTTTAAAGCAATTAGTAAACCTATTGGTAACATCATTATTATTAATACTATTTCTAACATATTTTTATTTTTTTAAGTTGGCACTAATATTATACTATAAAGTTGGCAATTAATTACCTTTTTGCTCCGGCTCTGTTTCCATATAAAAAAAGTTTTCTAATTCACTAAATTTATAGTGTCTATTTTTATATTCATATACTCCAAACTGTTTTTCAAAACAATTGTATTTTAACCATTCCTCAAAGTTTTGTTCTTTTTTTGCCGGCAACGTAATGCCAACTCCAAATAAAATTACTAAAGCATTTTTCAACTCTGTTATTTCATTATTCATATCATTTTTAATTAAAACGTTTGTTTCTACTCCTAAAAGTATTTCTATACGCTCTATTTCTTTTTTTAAAACTTCTTTTACTAATTCCATAATACTTTTATTTTTAATCTTTAATAATCTTATTCGTGTAAAGTTGGCAGTAATTAAAGCATTATTCTTCTCTTGCTATGTATTTAGAGTATATGTCGCTTACACTAAAAAGCAATCCATCTTTTATAAACTCTTGTGCTGTTAGTGTATATCCTTGTTGTTTAGCCCATTCTCTTAGATTTGGTGTATTCTTTTCCTTTAACTCAATGCCAACTATGTGCATATTTAATGCTTGTTGTATTACTTCTTCTAAATCTTCACAATTGTAAGTTATACCTTTATTATCTTCTGTAAATACTCCATTGGTTCTGCACCAACTTCTAATGTGTTTTATTCCTTTTGTCATTTTAATATATTTTTAGTTTAATTTAATCAAGCACTAATTATGCACTATTAAGTTGTAACAAATGTTTTGATTGTATTCTCAGTTCTTTTTTTCATTACGTCAAAACACTTGCAACAACTCCAAATATAATTAACGGTTAAAAAGCTCTATCTACACGTGTTAAAATATTACCTGAGCAACAAGCCGTATCTGGTAAATTAATATTTCCTTTTAACCTATATCTTAAACCTCTAATAGTTTTATAACTCTCATAAAGTTTATTTGATTCAATCCAAAAATGAGAGTGGTTTTTATCCTTTGTAATCATAAATGTATTTTTCTAGTTTAGTGTTTTTATATATTTTAACAGTTAATATTATAGTTGTTTCTAAATGCTCTATTTCTTTATAAAATATAATTTTATCTGGGGTTAAAATATAATTACAAGTGTCGTGTTTATGTAAAATAAAATAAGAGTTACTCATTGTTTTATTTAATTGGCAATGAGTACCCTTATTGGTTTTTATTAATTTTAAAATTTCTTTATACATAATTTATAATTTAATTTCTGATCCGCCTGTAAATCCAACGCTAGTTAAATAAAACCCTTTACCATATCCATTTCTTTTACCTCCACTATAATTTGTATTTGATGTATAAAACATTCTTACGTTACTTGTTTTTATACTTGTATCAAACTCATCTATTTTTATTTGATTTTTAATTTGTCTTTTTGCTTCTACAATAGATAATCCTGTATTAGTTGTAAAGTGTCTTTTAATTTCTTTTGTGAATTGTTGTTTACTTATAGTTTTCATAATATCTGTTTTTGTATACAACAAATATAAGGCGCATTTTAATACCCTGCAAGTAAAATCGTAAAAAGTTTTAATTTTATTTAAAATTAATTAGCTACCACGCTTTTTAACAGCTAATCATATTCGTGTACAGTTCTAAACAATTAAAACGTATTAGGCACTTCTTCTTTATAAACGAGATAAAGGCTATTATAACTATGTTCTTTTCCTTTATATGTATAAATACCTTGCACCCTTTTTATTTTATTTATTTTTCTCCACCTTGGAAAACCTGGTGGTCTTTCCCTTTTTAACTGTGTAGAACTATGCGCATAATTAATTGCTTTAACTCTTTCTTCTACAATCTCACTTACTGTCTTAGTTCCTTTATTACAAACCCAGAATATTATATCTTCTGCAAAATCTGTATATTCTTTTTTTAAGTTTTCCATAATCAAATGTAATTCTTTTTTTATTAACACGCAACTAATTATGCACTTTAAGTTATGCCACTATAAAAGGCTCTTTGTTTTTATTTCTGAAGTACCTACCCATTCAATTTTGTCGTTATGGTTGTATTGTATTAAAAAGGCTTCCTCTGTATATTTAAGTAACCTTACCTTTTTTCCAGTAATAAGTTCAACATCAGTATCTGTGTTCAGTAAAGCCTTTAACAGTTCCCTTCGGTGGCTAACTATGCGCAAAGCAAATAAATCTTCCAATTCTTTTAGCCATTCTATATCCTCATCGTCTAAACTTCCAACTTCTCCCATCCAATTAAGTCTTTTTATCTCTGCTTCAATTCTTTTAAATTCCATTGTTTTAATTTTAAATTATTTTTGTATTTCTATTTACTTGCCTTGCTCTATAAAGTTAATAATTAATTGGCAGTGAGAGCACCTCAACGTTTATCTGCTACGGTTATGCCAACACAATTATAACTATGCGTATAACAAATAAATTTTTTATCTATCTACACGTGTTAAATTACATATTTGGCAAACATATTACACACCATAAAATAATAAGGTTTACAAAAATCGACCAAGTTTGTGTATCTGTTCCAATTCTAATAGCGGTATAAAGCCCACAAAAAAACATATGAGTCATAAATAACAATTGTAAAGCTAAACTGTATTCTTGTTGCGGAAATATAAACCATAATGCAAATGAAAAATATATTATATAACCTATCATAATTTTTTTTGTTTATTAAACATTTCTTCGTTACTTGTATTTAATGAGTACTGGTCTTTGTTGTACCTATCCTCATTATTATAAATATAGTAAGTTCTTTGTTCTACAAATACCCTACCTTTTATTCTCTCTATTTTTACCATAATTAAAATTTAAAAGGGGTTTTTACACCCCGTTGTTTTTATAAATCTATTCTAACTTCCCATCCTTTTAAATCAGATCCTTCGTGAACTTTATTATTAATAAGAGAATCAAAATCTTTATCTGTAACGTTCATTGCAACGTGGTTACATTCTGTTAAGTCTTGATTCCAAGTAAATGTTGCAGTTGATTGGTTTCTTGTAGCTGTGATTTTCATAATTTTGTTTTTAGTGTTATTGTTTCCTTTCGATACTCAAAGATACATAACATTATTCTATAAAAAAAACTTTTAAGCAATTAAATGCAAAAAAGTTTTAATTTTATCAAATTAATTCGCCATCGCTTTAAAAAATTTATATGCCATACTCTATAAAGTTGTAAACAATTATTGGCTCTTAAAGTCTTTTAAATAATCTTCTGGTTTTTTGCTAGAGCTTTCGTCATAATTCCAATAAACATACTTTGCAACCGCCAACAACTGCTCGCTATCGCTTTTACAACAATGTGTATAATTAATAGCTTTTTCTAGTTCTTTTATACAATCTCTGTAAACAAAAAACTTATTCATAGCCTTAACTCTTGTTATAGGTGATTTTGCATTATCAGCTTCTTGTCTATATTTAACCATTCTTAATCTCCAAGTTTTTAAAAGTTCTTTCATATCTATTATCTTTAGTTATTGTCCACGCTACTAATCATACACTTTCAAGTTGATAAGTAATTAAAGGTTATATAAAGCGCTTAATTTTCCTTTTACAAAACTTGTGTGTCTTAAATATTCTAAATCATTTATTTTGCCTTTATCGTGTTTCCTGTGATAATCTTTTAAGTCTTGTTCTAATTCCTCAATAACTGTTTTATTTTTGTCCTTTAACTGCTCACAACTAGAGCAAATACTTAATGCTTCTTTTCTCCAACTACTTACAAATAATTCAACATCCGTAATTGTAGCCATATTATTTTTTGCTTTACTTTCAATCGTATTCAATAATTCTTCTAAAATATTTCTATCCATAATTTATAAATTTAATTTTGTATTTAATCGCACTAAGTTTTTACACATATAGTTCTAAACAATTAAAGTTATAGTTGGTTTTCTTTATATTCTGCGATAACTTGTTTAAAACTATATTCTTTTGCATTTTGTTTATCATAGTATTTATTACTATTTTCTATAAAATAATCTTCAATGTATTTTTCTAAACCTGTTTTGTACTTGTCTTTAACGTGTATAGAACTAGGTTTAACATCAAATTTAAACTCTTTTTCATCGTGAAAGAAGTCTTGTAATCCTTCGCATTTACTTACATAGGTGTCACCATTTGTATTTGTTAGTTTTATTTCTGTATGGTTTTGGTAATCTATTTCTATTATTACTTTCATTGTTTTATATTTTAAATTAAACTTGTGTTAAACATTCAGTTACAATTAATTAAAACGCTCGTAATATTTCGTTTTTGTTTATCGCAGTTTTTACAACTCCAAACTTAGTTCCTTTGCTTTTATCGTTAATATCAACCCTAACAAGTTCTTTTATGTTTACGATAATAAACTGCTTATTGTCTTGTAATAATTCCATAATTCTATCTGTATCATCTTGTACTATAACTTGTGGATCTGTTTTTGTTATTAATAGTGTCATAATTTGGTATTTATTTTATATTTATTTTTAACTAAATGGTAACTATGTATAAAAAATAGGGCTAAAAATAGCAGACAGTTACGCATCTTTTAATCAATCGTTAACTTCAAACGGTTGTACTATTCCTTACCGCCCCATTTATTATACTAATACAGTTAGCAATTAATAAAGCGAATATACAACTATATTTTAAATAAACAAGTATTATTTAATTATTTTTTAATTTGTATTGTTTTATTGTTTATATTTGACAAAGCAAAATATTTAATTATGAAAAAATTATTAATAATACTAGCAATAACTTTAATAGGGTGTACTCCAGATGATGAATGTGGAATAGTTACAGACTGGGGTGCTGATGAGTACGGAAATTATTTATGGGTAGATGGTCATAAACATAAAGTAAACGCTGGAACGTGGTACGAGTATAACATTGGCGACTATGTTTGCCTTGAATATTAATAATAAAAATAAATATGGGTGCTTTTGTAATTTGCATTGATATTTTTCGTATATTTACAACTTTAATACTATGATAGAATTGTATAGTAATATTATAACAGAAGAAATAGATAATAAGTTTATAGTCAAGATATTAGACAAAAAAACTTATAAAGAAATCTTTAAATGTAAATTTACTGTTTACGCTAATTACGACAGTAAAGGATTGATTGAAGATGCTGTTGGGATATATAAAAGAACAATAAGTAATTAATATATAATATTTGAGTTACAACGAAGGCAACACACACGCTGAATGGCTAACTAAAGAAGAAGCTCTATCTATACTGGATAGGGCTAACTCTGTTATATCTAATAAGTGTTATCTATTATCTAGTGTAGCCGTTAAATGCGACACTTACAGGACTCAATTTAATTATATAGGTGAAAAGTTCAAAGATGATAAGGATGTTTTCGACACTATAAAAAAGATGACTAATAAATGTGAGTCTATTGTAGCTGAAAAAACTGCTGATGGTAGTATTAATGTTGCTTTAGGTATATTCATATTAAAATCATATCACGGGCTAATAGAGACATCTAAAATGCAAATGGAAGGCGGTGATAAAAACAAGCCAATATCTGTTATAAGTTTAGGAAGTGGATTAAAGCCTGATGAATGAAACTACTACCAAAACAAGAAAACGCTGTTTATTATTTAAAAGATAATGAGACAAAGGAGTTAGTATATGGTGGTGCTGCTGGAGGTGGTAAGAGTGCATTAGAGGTATTAAAATTAATAGAGAATTGCCAATTATATCCTGGTAGTCGTTGGTTGCTAGGAAGGGCTAAATTGAAAAGCTTAAAAGAAACAACATTAAACACGTTCTTTGAATTAACGAGTAAACTAAAATTATCAGAGCAGTATAAATATAACGCTCAGGATAGTATAATAACTTGGACTAATGGAAGTGAGATATTACTAAAAGATTTGTTTTTATATCCTGCAGATCCAAATTTCGACAGTTTAGGAAGCTTAGAGATTACGGGAGGTATGATTGATGAGTGTAATCAGATAGTTTTAAAGGCTTGGCAAATAGTATTGAGTAGGTGTAGATATAAGCTAACAGAATGGGATATACACGGAGAATTAACATCTACAATGAAGGTTGTAAAAGTTAATAATGAAGGTGTGCCTGTATTATGGTTAAACTCTAAAGGTGAAGAAACACCAGGACTTATACCTAAATTAGTTGGTACTTGTAACCCCTCAAAAAATTGGGTTTATAAACAGTTTTACAAACCTAACCGAGATGGTACATTACCAAGTCATAGGAAGTTTATACAAGCGTTACCAACTGATAACCCTTATCTACCTAAAAGCTATTTAGAGAGCTTATTAAGCTTAGATAAGAACAGTAAAGAAAGGCTTTACTTTGGGAATTGGGAGTATGACGATGATCCAAGTGCTTTAATAGATATAGATGCAATTGCAGATTATTGGGATAACAAGCACGTTAAAGCAGAAGGTGAAAAGTATATGACTATTGATGTCGCTCGTAAAGGTAAAGATAATACAGTTTATCGTATATGGTACGGTTGGAAGGTAATACACCGTTATTCAATAGATAAGAGTGATTTAAAGGTAGTTGTACGAAAGGCTGAACAATTACAGATAAAATATAAAATACCATTAAGCAATGTGATAGCTGATGAGGATGGTGTAGGAGGTGGAGTAGTTGATTTCTTAGGTTGTAAGGGATTTGTAAACGGTTCAAGAGCGTTAGAAGTAAACGGTATAGCTCAGAACTTTAATAACCTTAAATCTCAATGCGGGTTTAAAATGGCTCAAAAGATAATGAATCGTGAAGTAGGAGAGATAACAACAGATAGTAGTGTTATATCAATCACTAGCGAAGAAATGGAGCAGGTAAAACAAAAAGATATAGATAAAGATGGGAAGGTTGCTTTGGTTAGTAAGGATGTAGTGAAAATGATGATAGGAAGATCACCTGATGAATGGGATTCTATTATGATGCGTTACTGGTTTGAATTAACCCCTAAAGTATTTTTCTTTTAATATAAAACATAATGGCAAGTAGATTAAGTAATATTATTTCAGCAGCTTTTGGTAGAGAGCCTATAAATGTAAGTTATAATAAGTATAATGAAGCGTTTTTTAGTTGGTTAGGCGCAGGATTCACGCAATATGATACCAAAGCACCGACTTACATTTCTGAGGGGTATAATGTTAATCCTATTGTATTCAGCGTTATTAAGCAACAAGCAACAAAAACAAGCTCAATACCTTATTACATTAAAGATATTGAGGATGAGAAAGCAAAGAGCCAATTAAACGTTCTTTTAAAGGCTACTAATAACAATCTAACCCCACAGCAACAAATAAAGAAATTAACGTTAGAGAATAAGGCTTTTAGTGATGAGTTAATGGATATGCCATTAGAAGTACCTAACCCTTTACAAAGTTGGACTGAATTTCACGACCTTTACAAGACCTTTTACGCTTTAACGGGTAACGTGTATATTTATATGCTTAAACCTTCTGAAGGGGTTAACGCAGGAACACCAATAGCTATCTATTTATTACCTTCTCATTTAACAGAAATAGTAGTTAAGCCAAATGTTAATCTATTAGGTGTTGAATCACCTATACATAGTTATCTGTTAACGTCAGGCAATCAATGCGTATCATTTGAGGCTGAGAATGTAATACATATTAAATCAAGCAATCCTAATTACGATGATAACGGAAGTCATTTGTATGGGATGAGTAGATTACAAGCTGGATTAAAAAATATGGCAAGTTCTAATAAAGCATTAGACTTAAATATTAAAACACTTCAATCTGGGGGCGCTTTCGGCTTTATTCACGGAACTAAAATACCATTAGATGTAAACCAAGCTAAAGAGATAAAAGAACGCTTACAAGAAATGAATAAGAGCGATGAGGACTTAGCTAAAATTGCTGGTATGAGTGCAGAGGTTGCTTTTACTAGAATTAGTTTAACCACCGCAGAACTACAACCGTTTGAGTATCTAAAGTTCGACCAAAAGCAAATATGTAATGTGTTAGGATGGTCTGACAACTTACTTAATAATGATGATGGTGGCAAGTATGACAAACAATTACAAGAACAAAAGAGAGTAGTAACAGATAACATACAGCCTGATTTATTATTGTTACAAGACGCTTTAAATAAGTATTTCCTTCCATTGTTCAAAGGTTATGAAAAGTCTGAATTAATCTATGATATTAGCGAGTTGCCAGAGATGCAACAAGACACTAAAACGATGGTAGATTGGGCTGTTATGTTATTAGATAGAGGTGTAGTTAATAGAAATGAGGTGAGAGATATTGTAACGTTTGCTAAGGTAGATGACGATAATATGGAGGTGTTTACAGTAGCTAACGATTTACTAACGTTAGATGAAGCGATTGAAAGCGAATTTAACATAGAACCACCTAAACAATAATTGGCAAGTGTAACTAAATATAGACAAAAGTGGTTGAAGTATCATAAAGGCCATGAGAAAAAGGCTTTTAAGTTATTGCAAAAGGTGTTTAGTAAGTGGAATAGAACGATAATAAACGCAGATATTAAGGAGAAAGGTATAAAGAAACAATTAGAATCTTTAATAAATGAAAACGATATGTCTGACGCATATTATCAGATATATTTTAATATAGGAGTGGCTCACGGTTTAAGAGTGGGTAAGTTCATTAATATAGAATTGACAAAAGACTTTACAATACCTAAGTTTATGACTGAGTTTGAAAAGAACTTGCCAGAGTATTTAAGAACATACGGTATAACACGAATACAGCAAGTTTCAGACACTTATTTAAAAGATGTGTTTAAGTTGTTTGATGATAGATTGAAAGCTGGTAAAACGCTTAAGGAAACGACTGATGAAGTGTTTAAAGTAATGAAGTCACCAAGATTTACAAGATACCAAGCTGAACGAATAGCAAGAACAGAAACAACAGCAGCGGCTAATTATGGAGCTGTACAAAGTGGAGCAGTTAGTGGTTATGAGATGCAAAAACGATGGATAAGTGCTTTGGATAAGAGAACAAGAGATCCTCACGCAAGTACAAACGGTCAAAAGGTAGATGAAAAAGAAACATTTATAGTAGGTGGTGAAAAGTTATTATATCCTGGTGATCCTAATGGAAGTGCTGGAAATGTGATAAATTGCAGATGTACGGTAGCAGTAATACCTAAAAAAGATAAAAACGGTAGATTAATTAGAGTTAATTAGATGTGTAAGTTATACATAATTCTATTTTAAATAAGGTTATGTTTAAGCAGGTTAGAGAATTAAAAGGTTTAGTTATATTTAGTTTTTTATAATAAGATTTACTATAATGTTTTAATTTAAAGTTGAAATTATGATGAGGATAAATTTTAGTTATCCAATCCTTAGAATAGGGAAAGTATAAAGTAACTGGATTATTAAAATTAATGTAACTAAATTTAAAATTATAAAAGTAAAATATTATAGGTTTCATAAAAGAGATTTTTACAAAGATATAAATAAAAACAATATAAACAAATAAAAAGATGGATTTTAAGCAAATAAGTTACGATTTAAAAGAACTTGACGAGCAAAAGGGAGTTGTTATTGCGTACGCAAATGCTTATAACAATACAGATTCAGACGGTGATATTTCAGCTAAAGGTAGCTTTGATAAGACCGTAACAGATAACTTTAAACGTATTAGAGTATTAAAAGATCATAACCCTACTAAAATGATAGGAGTACCTTTAAATATTGACACTAAAGACGCTTATGGTTTGTTAACTACCACTCAGTTTAATATGAATAAGCCTTTAGGTAAAGATATGTTTACTGATGTTAAACTAATGCACGACACAGGCTTAAATGCTGAATTATCTATTGGGTATCAAGTATTACAAAGAGATAAAGGCAATAAAAACATAATTAAAGAATATAAATTAATGGAGTATTCATTTTTATCTAGTTGGGCGGCTAATGAGTTGGCAACCGTACAAGATATAAAAGGAATTAAGAGCCATTACGGAATAATGGAACTAATAGAGAAGTCATACGATTTAGACTACTCAGACGAACGACTAAAACAAATTGAAACAATATTAAAAGCACTTTCTAATAAAGAGCCATTGCTAAGCAATACTCCTAAAGTTGAGCCGCTGACGGATAATGAAATAATTAATAAATTTTTAAACACATTAAAATAATGGAATTAAAAGAACAATTAGAGGCTTTAACCCTTAAATTAGAAGGAAAGTCTAAAGATGAAGTATCAAACGCAATTGAAGCATTTGAAACTAAGAATAAAGAAGTAATAGCTAATGAAGTAAAAGCTGTTAAAGATGAATTAGAAGTACAACTAAAAGCGGTACAAGATCACGCTGATAAATTAGATGTAAAACTTCAAGAAAAAGGTAAAATTGAAGCTGCTAATGGTGATGCTATTAAAGGTGCAATTACTGAAAACATTGATAGAATCAAATCTATTAAAAAAGGTTCGTCTGTTGAGGTTAAAGTTGTTGGTGATATGGGTACTGCTAATCTTACAGGTGATGAGCCAAGAGATTATAACTTTGATGTAGTTAAATTCCCTAATCAAAAAGCGAATGTATCTGATTTAGTAGGTAATGTAATGATTAGTGGAGGTACTTATACCTTTACAAGAGAAGTAACAGGTGAAGGTTCTATTAGCACTCAAACAGAAGGTTCTAGTAAAACTCAAATTGATTATGATTTCTTAAATGTTGATGTTAGTACTGATTTCTTAGCTGGTTTTGCACGTTATTCTAAGAAAATGAAAAATAACCTTCCTTACTTAGAGTCTTTTGTACCTCAAGTATTACGTAGAGATTATATGAAAGCTGAAAATGCTAATTTTAACGCTAGATTGATTGCAGAAGCAACTGCATCTACTGAAATTATCACAGGACAAAATAAGATTGAAATGCTTATTGCTGAGATAGCAAAATTAGACGGTTTAGACAGAGATGTTAACGCTATCGTTATGACTCCTGCTGATTATTGGGATATTTTAGTTACTGAAAAATCAACTGGTGCAGGTTATGGACTACCTGGTGTTGTTTCTTTAGAAAGTGGTGTTTTACGTATTAATGGTATTCCTTGTTTAAAAGCTACTTGGGTAACTGCTAACAAATATTTTGTTGCTGACTGGTCAAGAATTAACAAGATTACAACTGAAGGACTTTCTTTAGATTTTAGTGAAGAAGAAGGAACTAACTTTGTTAAGAATCAAATTACAGCAAGAATTGAGGCACAAGTTGCTTTAGCTGTTGAGGACAAATTGAGCATCGTTTACGGTGACTTTACTGCTGTATAGTAGTTAATTAATAATTAGCCACCTCTTTAATTAGGGGTGGTTTTAATAAAGCAAATATGAAAGCAATAAAACATTTTTTCTGTATTCAAGAATTTAAGAGTTATAAAATAGGTGATAAATACACAGGTAAAAGAAAAGATTTAAAAGGATTAGTAGACTATCCAATTAAACGCAAAAGTAAAAAATAATGGCATATTTAGACATAATAACACTAGCAGACGCTAAGGTATATCTTAGAATAGATGATACACTAACAGAAGATGACGCTCAAATAACGAGAATGATTAATGCTGCTTTGTCTTATGTTGAACGCTATACAAATCACGTGTTATTTGCACAAGATAAAGAATATAGATTAATAGATGGTTGTGTAAGTGTATATGACCACCCAGTTAATAGTGAAGTTACGGCTGATTTAGTAGTTGAGAATAAGACCTTGCATAAGAATTACAGTTTAGGCACTGACAACAGTCTAATAGAATTAAACGTTGGTTATACATTACCTGCTGATGTGCCACAGGAATTAATAGAAGTGGCTTATGAGTTAATAGAGTCATTGTATTACGAAAAGGAAACGAATAAAAGCATACAAAGCAGAATAAGTACTATAAGTGAGTTAATGTTAAATCAATATAAAAGATTTATAGTTTGAGAGCAAGAAGCCTAAATAAACGTGTTGAGCTTTGGGGTACTGTTACCGTTCCTGATGGTTTTGGAGGTAATACAATTAGTGAATCATTATTATCATCTAGTTGGGCTAAGATTGAAACGGTTAAGCCAAGCAGAGGTGATTTAAACACTGCTAATGGCATTTTAGATGCTAGTAATAGCATAATGATAACATTACGCAAAAGAAACGATTTAAACTATAATATGACTACTATGTTTGTTAAATATAGGGGTGAAAATTATATTATAGATAGTTTTCCTGCTAATATAGATTTTGAAGATAGCACAATTAAAATAGTTTGCACAAAAGAGGGAAATAACGCAACAGGTGAAGATTTGAATAGTAATTTATAAAATGGTTAGATTAGAGGTTACAAATATAAAGAATGTTGAAGCGGCTTTAAAAAAGTACGGTAAAGATGCTGTAAAAGAGTTTGCAGAGGTTACATTTAAAGAAGCTACTAATATGGCACACGTAGCGAAACGAAAAGCACCAGTAGATAAAAGTTTTTTAATAAATTCTATTAATTGGGAAAAGGTAGATGATTTAGATTATAATGTAGGAACTAAAATACCTTATGCACCTTTTCAAGAGTTCGGTACTGGTGGATTGGTTAATATTCCTTTAGGTTGGGAAGAAATGGCAGCAGAATTTAAAGGTAAAGGTATAAGACAAGTTAATATAAACCCTCATCCTTTTATGTACCCAGCATATTTAGCATCTAAAAAGACATTTAAAAGAGGAATGGAAAGAGCGTTAAAGATATTAAACAAAGATTTTAACAATGGTTAAGACATTACCAGATAAATACATAAGAAAAGCGGTTTATAATGCTATTAACGGAATAGTAGTAGATGGTGAGCAAATACTTTGTTATGACAGTAGAGTAACTGGTAAAGGTGTTGATAACTATGTATTAATGACTACTCAAAGCAATGAAGTAGACAAACGTACAAAATGCGGTTATGATTGGCAAAGTCAAATACTAATAGAGGTATTTACAAGGTATAAACTAACAGGTAACACAGGTTCAAGACTTTTAGCTGATAATATACTAGATGAAGTAAGGAGTTTAACAGATACGCTAGTTTTAGACGGTGCAAGCGGTTTGAGTATAGTAACACAAGCACAATCTTTTCCAAGTGATTTAGTAAGTGAAACAAACAACGAAATAATAATAAGAAAATTTATGAGGATTGAATTTCTCATTGAGTAGTAATAATAATTAAAATAAATTAAAAATGGCAACAAAAATCAAAGGTGAATTATTAATACTTAGTGTATGGGATAGTTCAATTTACAGACCAATCGCTTGTTTAACTTCAAATAATTTGAGTGAAACACAAAACATTATTGAATCACAGACTAAATGTGATCCAGGAGTAGTAACTAAAACACCAGGAGCTTATTCTTATGAGTTATCAGCAGAGGGTGAATACATCGACACTACAAGCGCAACGGGAGCAATCACATTAGCTTCACACGATTATTTACACGAGGTATTTGGTACGGAAGTTACTTGGAGACTAGCAACAGGATTAACAGACAAACCTTTTTACTATGGTACTGCAATTATCAACGATTTAAGCGGTGATTTTGCAAGTGGTGATGACTTAGCTACATTTTCAGCAACTCTAACGGGTAGCGGCTTAATTGTAGAGATTGACCCTAACGTTTAACATTAATTTAAAGCAAAAGAAATGATTAACAACGCAATTATTACAATACACAAAACTAAATTTGATTTTAGATTTGGAATAGGATTTTTAGGTAGACTTTTAAAAAGAGTAGATTTAGATATTAGTGAAGTGTTACAAGAGGTTAGTAAAAACCCTTTTGAGATGATACCAGTTATTATGTATGAATCAGCTAAATACGGTTTTGATCGTAAAGGTGAGGAGTGCGAATATACAGTGTATGATTTTATAGACTTTATAGATGCTGATGGTGGTATACAATCAAAATCTATTGAAAAGTTTTTAAAAGCGTTTACAAATAGTATAATAGAAGATGTACCTAAAGAAGAAGGTACTGTAAAAAAGATAAAAGCCCCAAGCAAGAAACAGACTGGGGCGGTGAAGTAATTTCTTTTGCTTTGATGGAGCTTCAATGTCCAAGTTATGATTATGTTAATGATATGACTTGGGCGGAGTTCCAAATTAGAGCCTTTGGATATAGAAGGATTCAAGAAAAAAAAGAGTTATTAGCTAGAGAGATTGCGTGGGCTGGTTTAATTGGCTCACACTACAACCCTAAAAAGTTACCTAAGTCAAAACAGAAATTTTGGCAAATAGGGAATAAAAAGAAGGTTTCAGATACAAGAATGCAAGAAGCTATAAAAGCTGCACAAGACGAGTATTTTAAAAAGAAAAAGGAATTAGAGAATGGCTAACGATAATACTTTAAATGTTGAGATAAAGGCGGTAATAACCAACTTAGAAAGGAATCTAAGAAAGGCTACAAAAGGTCTTGAAAAGTTCTCTGAAAAGTCTAAGGTTATTGGTCGTAAAATGCAAAAAACAGGAACAACATTGACTAAGAGTCTTACTGTTCCCTTATCTATATTAGGTGGTGTAGCTGTTAAAGCTGCTATTGACTTTGATAAAGCAATGACACAAATAACTTCATTGGTAGGAATTGCATCTAATGAGGTTTCTAAAATGGGTGATGTTGCTAAACAAATGGCTTTTGACACTGGTAAAAGTGCCACAGAAGCCGCAGAAGCGTTATTCTTTATTACCTCTGCTGGATTGCGAGGTAGTGAGGCAATGGAAGTTTTAGAAGCGTCTTTAAAAGCGTCTGCGATTGGATTAGGAAATACAAAAATAATAGCAGATTTATCAACATCAGCATTAAACGCTTACGGTTCTGAAAATTTAAGCGCATCAGAAGCAACAGATGTATTAACAGCTGCAGTTAGAGAGGGTAAATTAGAAGCCTCACAATTAGCTGGTTCTATGGGTAGTGTTATTCCTATTGCCTCTAATATGGGTGTTGAATTTCACGAAGTAGCGGCGGCAATGGCTGCAATGTCAAGAACAGGTACAAATGCAGCAGAAGGAGCGACACAAGTAAATGCCATTTTAGTTAGTTTAAAAAAACCCGCAGATACTGCTGTAAGTTTATTTTCTAAAATGGGGCTATCTATTGAAGATGTTCAAGATAGTTTAAGAAATGATGGTTTAATAGAAACCTTAAAAATTCTTACTGATGGAGTTAAAAGAACTGGGGGGGATATAACAGAAATTTTTCCAAACATTAGAGCGTTAAAAGGTGTTTTAGATTTAACAGGTGCAGGTGTAGAAGCTAATACAGAAATATTTAAAAAATTACAAGATACACTAGGAGCGACAGATGAAGCGTTTGAGAAGACTGCTAGTAGTAATGCGTTTAAGGTTACAAAGGCTTTAAATGCTATGAAAACATCAGCATTAGGATTAGGAAATGCTATTTTAGTTAAATTAGCACCTATTATAGAAAAGATAGGTAAAAAATTCAGAGAATGGAGTGATGCGTTTGATAAACTTTCTCCAACTATGAAAAATGTAGTTCTTGGAGTTTTAGGATTTGCGGCTGTATTAGGTCCTCTCTTAGTTACTATTGGTTTCGCTGCAACAACTATTATTCCTGGTTTAGTTACTGCTTGGGGATTTTTAAGTGGTGCTATATTAACAGCAACTGGGGCTATGATATCATTCACAGCGTCTATGTTAGCAAATCCATTCGTGGCTGCTGCTGTAATAATAGCAGGTGTAACAGTGGCTTTTGTAGAATTTTTAGATACTATATCTGGTTTGAATGATAGTTGGCAGACTTTCATAAACTTTTTAAACTCAGGTACAGATTCTTCTAAATTCGCAATGTTACAAGCACAATCATACGCTAAACAGCTTAGTAATCAAAGTAAAAAATTAGAGGAGAATAAAGAAAAACAAAGAGCTAGATATAAAACAGAAAAAGAAGCAGCTGATGCTGAAAAATTAGCAGCAGAAGAAACAAGAAAAGCGACAGCAGCAATAGAGGCAAAAGCAGCAGCTCTCAAGAAATTACAAGAACAACAAGCATTAGCAAATAAAAGGTTTGCAACTTCTAACGTTCAAACAACAGGGGCTAATGGGTCTGCTGTTGCAACGGGTGGAATGACTTTAGATGAGGACTTAGCAGCAATGGGTGGGCGAATGAAAGCGCCAATAGGTGTTATAGTTGACCAAATGGCTGAAATTGGCGGTAATATAAGCGGTTCTTTAGAGGGTGCAGCAATAGGAGCAGCACAAGGTATGGCTGATATAATAGGTGCTTTAGTTGGCGGTGAAATGGGAATGGCTGATGTTGGAGCGTCTTTACTTTCGTTAGTTGGTGATTTAGCGGTTCAATTAGGAAAAGCGACTATCGCAGTAGGTATTGGAATGATAGGGTTAAAAGCAGCGTTTTCAAACCCTTTATCAGCAATCGCAGCGGGTGTTGCAATGGTAGCTATTGGTAGTGCTATGAGTTCAATATCAAGCGGATTGTCAAGTGTTGGCTCTGGTGAAAGTGGCGGAGGTGCAAGGTCAGGTGGTGCAAGTAGTAGCAGAGGCTCAGGCGGTTCATCAAGTGGGAACTTTAGCGGTGGTGGTTCAAGTGGCGGAACATACGTTTTTGAGATAGCAGGAACAAAATTAGTAGGTGTATTGAAAAATACATTAGATAGAAATAGAGCTTTAGGAGGCTCGTTAAGTATAGGATAAATGGCAGTAAAATACTTTATAAAATACTTTGATGTTGTAGATGTTGAGCATAGGCTTAATATTTATGACGATAACTATGTAGGTGATTCTATACAAGTTGACGGTGATGTAATGTTAGATTACTCTGAAACAGATGATCCTTTAGAAGCTATAAGAGGTCAAGGTTTACGTGTTGAATTAGAGGCTAACCAAGATTTAACTTTTAGCGATTTATGGAGTGAGGAAGAAAAGACTTACCAAGTAGAATATAAAAGAAACGATGTAATACTATTTCAAGGTTGGCTAAATCCTGAGGGATGGTTTGAAAATTGGGTTAATACAGATTGGCGAGTTTCATTTGATTGTGTTGATGGTTTAGGTTATTTAAAAGACTTATCATTTGTTGATAGTGTAGGTTTTCCATTTACAGGAAGGAAAAGTTATATTGAAGTATTAAGTTTAGCTTTAGTTAGAACAGGTTTATTTTTACCTATAAACACAAATATAGATATTTATTATACAGGTTTATCAGAGTCTTTAGATGTATTAGCTAATACTTATGCAAATACTGAAAGGTATGTAAAAGATGACGGTGAAACTATAATGAGTTGTGAGGAAGTTATAAGGGATATATTAGAGCCTTTTGGGGCGGTTATAACGTCTTTTAATGGTGAATGGTATATTTACAAACCTAATCAATTATATGCTAATAGTACGGCTACATTCTTTAATTACACTTATTTAGGTGTTCCAAGTATTACACCTACAAAAGTAATAGATACAAGTTTGTTTATCGGGTCAAATTGGAAAGGCGCAACAATACACCATTGTAACGGTAACCAATCTATAAGAAATGTCTCGAGTATTGGAGCTTATCGGGTTAATTATAAATATGGTTTAGCTACTGATTTAGTGGAAAACGAATATTTGTATAGTGCTGATGGTATTACTATGAGTGGGTGGGCTATTTTAGATGCTGTTAATGTTACTTTACCTGGTGCGGGTTTAAGTGGTGCAACTTTAACGGCTTCAAACGACTCGGGAGTACAAGCACCAATATTATTAGGTGAACCTTTTGATGTTGTTTCAAATATAGAATTAGATGTAAGTATAAAATATAACTCACTAATAACTAACTTATTTGCAAATGGTAATGTTAGATTTAATATACAATTACAGGGTGATGTTGATACATATCAATTAGAAGAAAGTGGAGAATGGGTAATAGGTGGTGATGGTTTAAATTATGCAATGTCACATTTTACACAATCATCTATAAATTTAAAAACAAATCCAACACCAGTAGACGGAATAATAGCAATTGTATTAGAAAGACCTTATATAGATATTAGTACAGCATCCATATTTTTAACTTTATTTTCTATAATTAATTTAACGGATGCTCCAAGCGATTTAAAAGGTGAATTTCATACGGTAGAAAGAGAAGATAAACCAAGCGCAAAAATAGAAGATATAAAAGAGGTTGCAACAGGTGACAATGTATCAGATATTTACGAGGGTACAATATACAAAGCAGACACAACAACACCAACAGAAACTTGGAACAGAAAAGGAGTTACAGAAACTAAACCTTTATTACAGATAATGTGTGAGGAAACATTAAGAATGAGCCAACTACCTGCAAGGGTTTTTAGCGGTGATGTTTACGGTTACTTTAATTATTTAAGTACAGTTACAATAGACGGTTTAGACGGTTTATTTGAGATTATAAAATACAGTTATAATACTAAAATGAATACTATAAGTACAGAGTTTAGACAAATGTACGGTAATGAATTAACGGATATTGATTATAAAAAAACGTTTGATTACGGAAACGTTGTTAAACCAACAATAAAAGGATAAAATGAGCGATTTTAAGAACGGAGCAAATAAATTATTATATCTATATGTTGATGGTGAATATTTCCCTATCGGCTGTTTAACTTCAAATAGTTTTAGTGAACAGGCCGATATGTTAGACACTACAACACGACAAAACGCTGGAGGTTGGAAAACATCAATTCCAACTAATCAAAGTTATAATATAACATTTAACGGATTGATAACTACTAATGATAAAAGTGGTACTATATTAACCTATGACGATTTACAAACATTAAAGCGAAATAGAACTAAAATAAACTGGAAAACTAACAGTGAATTAACTGGTTATAGTGATTTTGGGATGGGTTATATTAGTTCGTTAAGTAACGATGCAGCAATAGACGAAAATATATCTTTTAGTTGTGAAATAGTAGGTTATGGTGAGCCAGTTACTCAATTAGATACACAAGATAATTTGAATTACACTTTAAATGTTACAATATAATGGCAGCAAATAAAATAGTTTATGCAGATAAGGTAGGTGTAACACCTAAAGAAACTCATATTAATCAGGTTTGGGATGATGATATGAATGAGATTAAATTAAAGGTTAATGATAACGCTGATTTATTTGATACATTAGAAACTGAAGTAGATGCAAATACGTTAGATATTATTGATTTAAAAGCTGATAGGGCTTTTGTTAAAAACATAGTTTCTAAAGTTGCTGATTATACAGCCGTTATTGAAGATTATGTTTTAGTTAGTGCTAGTGTTGCAGATATTACGATAACATTACCAACTGCCGCAGGTGTTGAAGGAAGGGAAATAAACATTACTAAAATAGATTCAACAAGTTATAACATAATAGTTGATAGTACAAGCTCACAATTAATAATCGGAAGTTTAACACAAACAATATCTAATCAATGGAGTAACGCAACTTTTATTAGTGCGGGTTCTTATTGGGTAGTAAAATAACATAAAATTATGACATATTTAAAACAAGTAGACGCAACTTTGCAAGATAGCACTTCACCTTTATTTATCGTAAAGGCAAGTAATTTAGTAGCGGAAACAACACTAACAACACAAACAGCAAAAGATGATTATATCGTAAATGTGGCAAGTACAGCCTCATTTGTAGTAGGGCAATATTTAACTATTTATAATGTTGCAGCGGATAGGGTGTTTTTCTCTAATATACTTGCAATTAACACACTTGCAATAACATTAGACAGCCCTTTAGATTTTGAGTTTGTTATAGGTTCTGTTGTTTCTGTTGGAACAGAAAATATGAATGTTGATGGTAGTGTAACACCTGTTGTTTTTGGTGTAAGAAACCCTACAACGGCAGATATACCTTCAAGCGTAGATATTACAAGAATTATGTTTAAATGCCTAACAGATGCTACTGTTGATTTGTCTAAATTTGGAGATATTGCAGGTGGTTTATTGAGGGGTGTAGTTGTTCGTAGAGTAGATGGTGAATATAAAAATATATTTAACGCTAAAACAAACGGAGATTTAAAGAATATAATGTTTGATTTTGACATTGAAGTTGTAGGACAACAGGGTCAAGACGGTTTTACAGGTCGTTTAACTTTTGCGGGTCAGAATAAAATGGGAGCGGTTATAAGAATAGGGCCAGATGAAGATTTACAAATTGTAATACAAGACGATTTAACCTCGTTAGATAGGTTTATAGTAATAGCAGAAGGATCAGGAGTAGTAGATTAATAATAAATAAATAAAGCAAAATGGCAACATTAAGAATAACTTACAATGATAAATCACACGTTCAACCGTATGGAACACACGAGATACAAGTGTGGGACACGGATATGAACGAATTAAAAGACGTTATAAACCTAAACGCAGACCAAACGGATGAGAATACAATAAATATTATTTCTCTTACTTCTGGTTATCAAGGCGAATTACTAATAGCAGACACCCCAACATCAGACGGTTATTATTTAGCAGGGGAAAGTGGAACATATACAAACGCTGGAGGTTTAGTTATTGATTTAACAGAAGGTGTTAATTATATTAATGTAAGCGGTACACAAACGGTATTTACTAAAACTGTAATACCTGTTGATACTATACCGACTGGCGATGTTGCAGAAGGTGAAACTTTAGCTGTTAGTGGGGGAAAAATATTTGATATTACCTCAGTTAAAGCTGACTTGGTTGTAGGAAAGAATTTATTTAATAAAGACACTATTACGGCTGGATATTATGTTAATTGGGGTTCACCAGGTGAGTTGGTTTCATCAGCTGGTTTTTCCGCAAGTGATTACATTACGATTTTACCAAGTACTGAATATATACTTAATCAACCTCAAACGTTTTTATCTTTTTATGATGAAAATAAAAATTGGATTTCTGGCACAAGTTCTGCTGGCTGGCCTTTAACAACACCAAGCAATGCTGAATATATTAGATTAACAATAAATGTAGACACAGAAGATACTGCACAGTTTGAATTAGGTAATGTTTCAACTGTTTATGAATCTTATTCAATAACAGTCCCGCCTAGTCAATTACCAACGATACCAAACAATACCTTATTAAACGGAACTCATTTAGATGATGGAAATTTAGAATCTCCTACATTATATCAATGGATGGCAGATGATTATGTTTTTAGTGGTAGTCCTGTTGTTGGTTCAATGGCTTTAGTAACTCCATTTACAAAAACTAAAAATGTATTTGCTTTCTTAAAGTTTAATATATTTAATCTTAAAGAATCAGCCGCAGAAGAAAATAGCAACCAAGAGATTGCTGTAAGTTTTTACGCTGATAGTTCAGGTGATATATTTTCTTTTACTGCTAACTCAATAGGTGGCGATTTTATTACTGAATTAAGTATTGTTAATAACGGTGTTAATTGGGTTATTCTATTCAATGATATATTAGATGAAAAGAAATTTAGACACATTGTTTTAAAAGAGATAAATGTTAGTTATGCTTCAACTTATGATGTTTTTGATTACACAGATTTTAGTTTTATAAATTTAACAAGTTTAAGTGGTTATGATGCTATAAAATCAACTTACATTATACCAAATGAAACAGATTTCAGTAAAAATACAGATAGATTTTTAACTGAAATAAGCGGTAATAAACAACATATAAAATCAACTATTAAAGATTTTAGTAAAAAATTATCTGATGCAGTAGATAGTGTAAAAGTTTTATTTAATGGCGATAGTATTACTAATTTTCAAAATGCTAACCCACAAGATGCAACAATAAGACCTTTAGGTATGTATTGCCCTGACACTTTCACTTATAAAACTTGGCAGTTATTAAACCCTAAAACGTATAATCCTGATGGAACGGTTTTAAATGAGTTTGGTAACTTAGAATTTGTAAAAGTAGACCACGCTACAAAAGTAAATAAGGTTGGTACTTTTATTGAAAATACAACTACGCCATCATTAGGTAATAGCGGGGGTAGTGCAAATGGACTTCACGAATTTTATTATACAAGAACTTTAGGTAATTATATTGAGTTTACTATTGATAAGGATAGTATAGGGTTTAGTGTTTTAGTTGATAAATACATAGGTAATAGAACGGATGGAAGCAATAATTTAGTGGCTTCTGATAGTGTAAAAATTTATGTAGATGGAGTTTTAGAAGATACAGTTTCTTTAGTTGGATTGTACCCTTTTGAAAATAAAAGATTAGATTATACAGTAACACCAAGTGCATCACCAATAGTTATAAAAGTTGAAAATAACGCTACAAATAAATGGATGCCTGTATGGGGTGTTGAGGGTTGGGTAGATTTTTGTGTAAGACCTGTTAATTGTGGTGTATCTTCTCAAAACTCATTAAGTTTATTAAACTCAAAAGAATATTTAATAGATACACATAATGCAGATTTAGTTATATGGCAAGGAAACTGTTTAAATGATAGCAATACAATGAATTTCGATATTGCAGAAAATAATTATGTTTCAATTATAGAACATATACAAACAACCTTAAACATTCCTTTATTAGTTTTAAATACACATAGTTGTGAAACTGCAAGTATAACAGTTGACCCTAGCTTAGATGTAGATTTTTACGATTATACGGTATTACCTAATTATTACTATTCTTATTCAGACACTTTAAAATTTATATGTGATAATTATGGAGTAGCTTATTTAAGTATTGCTAATTATTTTAAAGATATTTATAGTCTAGATTTAGATAGTTTAAATTATCTTGATGGAATACATTTGTCAGTACAAGGACATCAAAAGTATATAGATTTACTAGATATTATATTTAAAAAAGAATCTTAAATGAAATCATTTATAGATAAATATTTAGACTTTGCAATAAGTAAGAAGTTAACGGTTTTTGTTGTTGCGACTATCCTAACATTAAAAGGAAATATAAGCGGTACTGAGTGGGTTTATATTTCACTTATGTACATTGGAACGCAAGGAGCAATAGATTTATACAACAGAATTAATAAATAAATTATGGATAAAAAAGAGAAAAAAGAAAAGGTTTACAAAATAGAAGATGAACTACTTAAAGAAGAAATACAAGATGTTGAAATCATTGATCCAACAGATAAGCCGAAACCTAAAAAAAGGTTTTGATTTATACAAGCGTATAGCAATAATTACAGGTATAGTATTTTTCTTTGTTGGTAATTATCATATATGTAATTATTATTACCCCGTTATAGATGAAGCAAGTACTGAGTTATGGTGGATTTTAAAAATGGATATTTACGCTTTAATTATTGCTTTATGTTTCATATTAGCATCTTTAGAAAAAACAACAAATATAAGAATTAATTTAATTGAAAAATTTATAACATCTTTAGGTATTGGCTTAGCTATTTCAAATGTAATAGATAGGCATTTTAAAGGAATAGAATCATACGTAATTACAGATTTAATGATAGTAACCTGTATTATTTTAGTTTCTTTTTACGACTTCAAAAGATTGAGTAAACAAGCAAAAACCCACAGCGGAAATGAACGAACGAAATGACGCTTTCGAGCAAAAAATAGATAGAATATTATTCTATTTAGAATCAGATAAAACAACTGGACACATCGGAATAGCTGAACAAACAGATCGGAAGAGCGA